GGACCAGTATAATGGCAATTGGTATTTAAACAACCATTTTTTGAACAAGTCGACAGTTTTAAAGTATTAAAGGTCCCTGCCAATACTAATAATTGATTGTCTATTTTCTTAAGCTCGTCGAAACTACGGTAATCGGTTAACCATTTTTTGGCTAAAGTTTTTTCTGTGTAATCAGTTAAAGAATAATGTTTAACTGCAAAATTAAGGTAATATTTTAGTATTGAATACTCCTTTGGATTTCTTATGATGTAGATATTTTTGCTCTTTTCATCTTTACCACAATCTTTGATTTCGGTCCAAGCAACCGAAGGCATTTCTTTCTGGAATGATTCAATATCAAATACTTCATCAAATTCATAATAAGACTTAACACCACCTGATCTAATAGTCGCATGGGGAACGAAAATGGGTAAAACTATTTTTCTATCCAGTGCCTTGGCAATAATACAAGCCTCCTTAAAACCTAATAATTGGTTGCCAAATCCACATATCCCTATATGAAGTAAGTATTTGTCTGTCATTACTCTTTAATTATAATAAAGTATGATATAAGTAATAATATAAGTTAGGAAAATATTTTCTGTTATGTCTGATCTTGTTTCCGTCATTATTCCGACTTATAATCGATTTAATTACTTGTTAAATACTATTGAATCAGTCCAAAAACAAACATACAATAATTTACAAGCGATGCAAGTCCAAATTATTGTGATCAATGATGGATCCACTGAATCAGAATATTATTCCCATGATTGGGAAAGGATGGGTGTGACCATTGTTCATTTAAAGGAGAATAGTCGAAAGAAATTAGGTTTTGCATGTCCTGGGTCGGTCGCTAGAAATGAGGGTATCAAATATGCAAAAGGAGAATTTATTGCTTTTTGTGATGATGATGATATCTGGTTTCCAAAAAAGTTGTCATTACAACTAGAAGCAATGAAATCAACTGGTTGTCAAATGTCTTGTACCGAAGGCTTAATCGGCAACGGACCCTTCGACTTTAGGAAAAAATATCAAAAATACAACAGTGAATATTACTATCGGACCATTAAACATATTTACCAAAGAAAAGGTGGTGGTCAATTAATAGTAAATGGTTATCCGAAAATGTGGGATAGCGAATTCATTCAAATTCATAACTGTATTATTTCAAGTAGTGTTATCATTCATCGAAAAATCATAGATTTGGTTGGTGAGTGGAAACTATTAAAACAGGCGGTCGACTACGATTATTGGAAAAGAGCCTTGAAACATACCAATTGTGTTTATATCTCAACACCCTGTATATATTACGACAAAGGGCACGGCGGGGGTCGTCAATATAACAAATAATATGTTTAGAGTGACTATTTTGCATTTGCATGTAATACAGAAACCATTCTACTATAGTATGTACTATCTTTTTTCAACTCACTTTGCCCATTTCCTAAGCTAGCTTATACCATTCACCTCATAGAAAGCTTATTACGCAATTTGAAAATATGAAAATATGAAAATATGAAAATATGAAAATATCTATATATTTTCAAATTATGTGAGCATAGTGGGGTCATTTATACTAATATGGTATACCAATGCCCCTAATATGATTTATTAATAACCAATTAAGGTATATTTAGATCAGTAATTCAACTATCTTAGTTCACATGATAGCAGTAAAGCCCTGAAAGGATAAGTCTTTGTTGGAAATCGAAAACTACGTTCCTCAGATTTCGCATCAACTTTATTGGCAACGAATGTATTCGATGCCCACAAATTGTTCCTTCTGTTTTTTTGGAAAAATTTGATAATGTCTATTTTTTTCTGATACCCCCCCTCATCAAACCTAAGATTTGTGACACCTAATATTCTTACCGATATGGGTGAATACATGATACTAGATCAATGCTTTTAGTATTACTCAATTTTGACTCAATATGAACTCAAAATTACTCAATTATAACTCATCTTGAGCTCAAGTAAGTTTCTTAACCGTAAAACCGTTCACTCTATCCATTCTAAGCGAGCTTATACCCAAACTCTATATGAGTTATTAATGGCATATTAGGACACATTAACGACCTTAATGTAGTATAAGAAAGTCAGATTAGTGAGTTTGTTCACACAACACCCTTCTTCGTCTGGAAGTCGTAAACCAAATTCTTCCAAAGTTTTAGAATATCATAAATGTGATCGCCAAACAAAGCGAATTATGTGACTGGTGACGAAACTTTAACTCTCTTAAATTTTTAACTCACTCTCTAAAATTTTAACTAACACCCTTTGTATTTAATATGTGCACTCGAAGTTCTTAATGCTGGCTATTAAATCACCTAATAAGGCACTAGAATCAAGGAAAGAGACTAGGTCTAGTTGAGTTAACACTATAAGAGAGTATTTAGGTCATTAATATACCCTAATAGATCGTTAATAAGCCATATCAAGGGGTTTAATGTACCATATTAGGATAAGCTCACTTAGGAAATAGACAAAGAGAGTTGAGTTAAATTTGTCACTCTCTAAATTTTTTAACTCACTCTAAATTTTTTAACTCACTCTAAAATTTTTAACTCACTTAGTTAATTTTAACTAACACCCTTTATATCTAATATACCTTAACTAACACCCTTTATATCTAATATACCTTAATAGAGTGCACCAAAGTCCTTAATATTGGCTATTAACGCACCTAATAAGGTACTCAAGGAAAGAGATTAAGTCTCTTAAATTTATCACTCTCTTTAATTTTTAACTCACTTAGTTAATTTTAACTTACACTCTTGGTTTCTAATATGCCCTAATAGAGTGCACCAAAGTCCTTAATACTGGCTATTAAAGCGCCTAATATATCACTAGAATCAAGAGAGGAGACTAAGTCTAGTTAAATTTATCACTCTTTAAAATTTTTAACTCACTTAGTTAATTTTAACTAACACCCCTTGTATCTAATAGAGTGCACCAAAGTCCTTAATACAGGCTATTAAAGCTCCTAATAGATCAGTAAATGAGAGACTAAGGATGGTTAAATTTATCACTCCCTTAAATTTATCAGAAAATTTAAGGATGGTTAAATTTATCACTCCCTTAAATTTATCAGAAAATTTTTTTGGATGTCTAAAAATTTTCTGAAGCCCCTCTTTAACCCCAAGATTTTGAATTACCTATTATTTTACCATATTAGGTGGATATATGATACTAAATTAACTCTTTTAGTAGTGCTCAATTTTGACTCAATTTGAACTCAAAGTTACTCAATTGTAACTCACCTTGAACTCAAGTAAATTTCTTTACGTATCTAATGACAGACAACTCAGCGTTGTTGATGTCCTTGCCATTTTCTTGTGAAAAACTTAAGTAATATTTTTAATATAGACCGGTATATTAAAACTCAAATATTGCTCATATTTGACTCATTATTACTTAAAATTATTTCAAATAAATCTAATATACTGATGTCTTCTAATTCAAAAGAGTATATTTGTCCCAGATGTCACTACAAGACAAATAGGAAACTTAATATGGAGCGTCATTTCCAACGTAAGTCTGTATGTCCGAACAAGCATAATATTGTTTTGACAGAAGAAATTAAATCTGTAGTTTTGGACGATTGTCAGTACCACGTTGAAAAGACAGACAGCATTATTCAACCCGGTTCAGCTGTTCAAAATTATAACACTTTTTACAATATTGTCTCCAGTATGGAACCGTTAGACAAAATGGGGCTTTTACACTCTTACAAAGATACTAAGACTATAGATATAGAAAATGATTTGGAATCACAGTTCGAATATAGATTGGAAAGACTTAGGGGTAATCAGTTTCGTGGAGGATATTTTCTTTCTCTTGAAAATTTACTTGGAATAGTAAATAATGTTACTCAAAGAAATATTGATTCTGTGCATGAAATCAATGTAATGTTCAATAAAGTTTATAAGAAAATACAACTTTACCGCGGTCGAAAATGGGAATCGTACATAGAAGACGAAGGTATAAAAGAATTAGTTAGTCTCATAAAAAGCTATTACCTAAATGACTACGAACTTTACCTAATCAAAAACCTTTATACTGATCAACCTACGGGCATTAATCGTTTCAAATTGCAGGAACATCTAACCATCTACTACAATTTTATTGCCAGTTTCGATCTTATGCCCTGTATTGCTGATATGGATGATAATGATATTATGGGTTACTATTTGAGGGATTCAACGAAAACATGCCTTACTGATAAATATATGAAAGTCTATTTCGATGAGAAAAAAGATCTAAAATCAACAGAAATCAGCAAACTGAAAAAGAAAATTGGCAATATAATCCGCAGTAATACAGCCGAAAATTTATCCATGCTTGATAAGGTTATTATAGAAACATTAAAGGTCGACCAAAATTTCAGAAATGAGCTTCTCAAAACCAGACAATTTGTAAGCAACACTTACTAAACAGAGCTAGTTCCTCTACCCAAAGAAACCAAAAACCAAGAGGCAAAACAGCAACTAGTACTAAAATAGTCATACAATTACAGGTGGATGCGGTAAAACTGATAATCGAAATCAACTTTCAAACTTCAACACTCTTTATTGGTTCGCACTGTACGTTTCTCAGATTTTGCTCAATTCTTATAAACTAATTGATTCCAAAAAAATAGAATATCATAAGAGTGAGCACCACCGAAGTTAGTCCATAGTCTGAGAGGCGTATGCAAATTTCACTCGCTTTGTTTGCCTTTGGAGCTAACAGTTGTGCAAAGTCCAAGGAACCAAATTAACTCTCTCATTGCCCTCTTGGAAGCAAAGTTTCCTATGTGGGACAAGTTTAGCTTGCTATACAGATAAGCCTAAAAACTAGTTCACTAGTTCGGCGAACCCGGCAAGCACAGCTTGCCTTGAAACTACGTTTTTAAAACTTTACGATTCGCTCACATAAATGGAATCTTGAAATCGAAGATTTCTAGCAGCTTCGGTGAAGCCGAATAACTCAACTCCCTCTGAATCGATCAGACATCCCTCCTCTGATACCAAAAATTTGCTTGCGAGTATTTTTTAAATAGACCCCCCTTTGAATATCAAAATTAATCATCTACGAATTATCTTTACCTATAAGGTATATATTATCACCTTATTTCATATTTTTAGTAAGAATCCAAAAAACGTCATAAAGATGCCAAAACAATGCCAAAAAGATGTCACAAGAAGATCATTTAATATAATTGGTGCCCTTATCTATTTTATGCAAATAGTATAGAAGATGAAGGCAATTTATATAACCAAATATAACATTTATGATATATTTTGGAATGATCTTGGTAATTTAGTAATACTTTGTCCTTATACGCTGGAACAGCCTTATAATATCACAATAAAAGACACCTTAGTGTCTTTTAAATATTTTCGTTGTACTAGTAATCATAATTATGTATATGTAAATGAAGCAAAAAACACTAGCGCGGCAGTAGATCTGGTTATAAATGGTGAAATTTTGACAGTTGAACCAAATCGTTATCCAATATTAACTAACAGATTGATAATGTCGACCATGGTCAAAATGGAAGATAATTATATCCGACAATGGATCAATTATCATAAAGCTTTGGGTGTAGAGCATTTCGTTATTTATGATAATAAAGATTCACCTAACACTAGATATAAATCTAGTGAAAAGAAAAGTGATTTAGTAAACTTATTGAAAAAATCTATTGATGATGGCTTGGTAACACTTATTGATTGGCCATATCCAAAATATTTACCTAATTCTGGTAATAGTGGACAAACAACTCAACAAAATCATTCTATCTGGGCCTTTAAAACTGCTAAATATATTGGTTTGTTCGATATTGATGAATATGTCAATCCACAGCCAGTGACTTATAAGAATGAATCAGGTTTGAACCTCAAACAAATGTTGGATAACTATGTACAACAAAGGTCTAATATTGGTAGTCTAAAGATAGCCTGTAAATTATTTTATAATAGTAATAATCAATCGAACATGGGATACGATTTTCTAAAAATATATAATTGTGAAGTTAAAAAAGGGTTTCTCAGAGGAAAACATTTTGTAATTCCTCAGAATGTTCAATTATTTTCTATTCATAAGGTAGTTTTAGGTAAGAAGTCTTTCAACCTTGATCCCAAGCTTTGGTATTTTAACCATTATTTTTTTCTGAACAAGCCTCGCCGAGGCCAAAATCAGAGCAAAGTTCTAGATGCTAGTATTTCCACTATTTTAACAAAAATAAATTTGCCAAATTTAGATGACTAATATTTTCATTGGATAAGCGTTTGTCTACATCAATCGTATTTTTTCTTAATTTTAAGAAGGTTTTAGTCTTAATCAGTCTATTAATCAAATTATGTTTTATGTTTTATGATTTGATTAATTGAAGAAATTTGGGGAGAACTAGATAGTAATAATATGTAACGGAACACCGTTTTTAGTGGCTTGATTTATAGTATTTTGTGTACCTTTGCTGTCTTTATCTAAAAAAGCTATAATTAGATCAGAATTTTCAACAATTATCTTATTTCTTATAGGTCCAGCAGCTCTACCATATTTTAACCAGTCAGCAGGAAATATTAACTTTGGAATACTTAGTTCATTCGCATACTGCTCTGTTAATGAATCAGCACCATTAGCGCCACCACTTACAATTAATTCAGGCTTTCAATCCACTCACCAACAACACTTTTGAATTGTTCATAGTTTGTGTAATAACGTGAGCCCATAATTCCTAAACGCATTCTGGTTTAATTTATAAATTAAAGCAAGCAGCCATCGGCTCCTGTTTCCGAAAAATTTATAAATCCGTGAAACGAATTGAAATTACCATCATATGGTACTAGTATTATCTGGGGTAAACTCGATTTTCGATATTTTAGTTAAAGATTCCTAATGTGGTATGGGTGTTCACCAACTATCTTTGTTATAATTCGTGTTGAATATAACCAAAATATTAGAAATAATGTATACTAATTTCTGGCCGCTAAAAGACCGAAGACAGTACACTCCAATAAGCTACAACCTGCCAATCTATTTTGACCATGGGTTCCGCCACTTACTTCACCACATGCAAAAAGCCCAGAAATCGGCTGATCGTATTCATCTAAGACTTGTGCACTACTATTAATTTTAGCTCCACCCATACAAAAATGTACTACAGGTGTAACTTTTCCTATATAAAATGGCGCATTCATACCTTTACATGACTCGTAGATATTCAATAATATCATATGCTTTTCACTAATCTTACTTGCCAATTCTTCGATTGACTCAACCCTTTGTAATAAACCTTTAGACTGATAAAATCCGATAGCTGATGGAGAGAATTCATAAGCCATTTTCTCATCAATGATTAGATAAGCCTGTCCATCTAAACAATATTCTCCAATGGCGTTCACCAATTTATCTCTAGTTGTTAACTCATCAGCAAATCTTAACCCTAGTTGATTAACTAGACGCCCTCCTACACCCCGAAGCGCTTCGGGGCATAAGAATTTGGTTATTGCATATGGGTCTTTAGGATCAATAAAGCCAGTTGGATGAAGTTGGATCTTTGTCATATCTACTAATTGTCCTCCTATTGTTTTAACCAGATCCAGTCCCTCTCCTATGGATGTATTACCATTAGTTGTTGGTGTTAAACGAAGATGTGGCGCATAACGTTCTAAATATTGGTTTTGTTCATTCGAATAAGCGTAACCACCAGTCGTAATAACAACTCTGTCACTTTTAATTATTTGCTCTAGTCCATTTTCTATATCGTTTTGTGGTCTACAAATTACCCCAACTACTTGGCCTTTATCATTTCTAATGAGTTTTCGGACATTGTAACCCTCCAAAATCTCTATACGAGGATTGGCTTGACAAAGCTTCTTTAGAGTATTAACTAGAGTAAATCCCACTGGCAAAACTTTCCCCGTAGAATCAATTGGACGTAGAGATCTAGCACGTGAATGTCCACCTAATTTAACTGGTTGTCCAAAAGTAATGCCCTGTTTTTCTAGCCATTTAATGGCTTCTTGACTATTTTGTACAAGAGTATAAGCTAGACTTTTGTCTATACAATCGCCTCCTGAACGACAAACATCGTCATAAAATAATTTCAGATCACTCTTATCGATGGCACAGTTAATACCAGAAGTGGCCTTAGCTGAATTACCTCCAATTTTAGCCTTTTCTATTAGAACGACTGATCCGAATTTGGCAGATTCAAGTGCACAAGTTAGACCGGCGAGCCCTCCTCCGACAACTATAGTTGTTGACATCCTTATAATATACTATAACAAATTTATCTTTAATACAATGTGTCATCGCAATATATAATTATTTGAATATTCAACTATGAGGAAATTCAAATCAAGATACTATTATCGAATGATTATCTGGTGTCATAAAAACAGCAGATGATTTAACTGGATCAGGAACCATTTGTTGTGTCTTTGAGTGTGATAGTAGATTTGTCATTAGTTCATATCCTCCTATTAGATAATGGTCATAGTTCGAAACAGTTTCGATATATCTATCCCAAAAGCTAGAGTAAATCCGTAAATGGGGAAGTTCTGTATTATTATCGCAATTAGAAAAAAGATTAAGGTAATCTAAATGACATGGAGACTCAATATGGAACCGAACTTTAATTAGTAAATTGTAGTAATGTTCAGTAAATTTTTCTCGATCCGATAAAGAAAGAAAATTTATAAGGGTTGCTCGGTCACTTGAGTCGAAATGGCGGATCCCATATATTCTTATAATTGCTAAGAAATTTTTAAGAGTACCTGTAATTTGTTGATGGCTCACTAAATAATCAAACAAGTAAACAGCACGAGAAAAAATAACCATCGAAAGTGATCTTGTAAAGAAAAATTTATTGGCTATCATTTTGAAAGTTCCGAAACGATCAAAACTACAAGAGACGTCTCCACTACGGAACTTTGCAACATCTACTAACCTACTAGAAAAATAGTGATCCAAATAGATTTTTAAATCACGACGTTTGAATTGGAAACCGGAAACTTTAACTGGTATTGATAGGTACATATGTGAAAAAACACCTTCTAAATTTAACCGTTCAGCTGGATCTAGAATCAAAAGTTTATCAATTAGATCACGTAAATGAGTGTTCTCGATATTACCTAATAGTTTATTCTTCTGTGCTCTATAATTTCTTTGCGGTAATTTAACAGGATAGCCCTTTTGATCACAAAAGTCTTTAACTGTTTTTAGTCCAAAAAAGCGACATAGACAGCAGATTTGTTGTTCTTTGTCAGTTGCATTGAAAAACTCTATTTTAGATGCCATTTTAAAAATCAAAACACCAAGACTCCAGAGATCAATCCTGTAATCAAAATCAGTACAACCTAATATTAATTCAGGACTTCGATAATTCACTGTCTGAATATAGTCTAAATCTTCTAAATTGTATTGTCCTGATAAATTTGAACCAAAATGACGGAAGGAAATATTAAAATCACATATTACCGGATTGTACTCAACAAATCCTAATTTATTAATATTCTTTTTAATTAACATATTACCGAATTTTATATCACCGTGCACCAAAAAACTATTATAAATATTATAATAGCTTCTGAATATTTGGTATATAATTGATCTATAATCTACTTGGGTGTGTAGGTGTTTTATTTGATCACATAAGCTAGATAAATTGTAAGTGAATTTCGGCAAGTTAATAATAAATGAGTTTTGGGCGGCCAATAAATTTTGGTCTGGGTTTAATATGTTATATCCAGAGTGTTTATCATAACAGTAGAATTTCCCGTTATTATAATAACTATAAGAATGATAGTCCAGTTGGCATTTATTTCGCTCATTAATAACTAATGAGTTTTCATTATTCAAAATATGTAATATGCCTAATTCGTAAACACCATCTCCAAAACTCGAAAAAATTTTGGTGACTAAGGTTGGATCATTATTTTGATATACGGTTCCAAATGATCCTTTTCCGACTAAACAATTGTTCTTCCATTGTAAAAAATTCATTTGTAATAAATATGAAATTTTTTTATTTCATTTTTTAACATTATTATAAAGTAGGAATGGGAAAAAAACCAAAGAATCGGATAGACCAACTCAGCAAATCAAATTCGAATGGGTCCTTATCTAAAAGTAACTTGCACTCTAGTAACGGATCATTGGAAAACGGATGGGTCTATATAACCTTGAACAATGGACTTAAAAAAAAATGGATAGAAGATAGTGATGTTAATGCTTGTAAGAAATGTAATGAACCTTTTAGTTTATGGATTAGAAGACACCATTGTCGCAATTGTGGTCAAATCTTTTGTTATAATTGTTGTCAAAAATTTCGTCAAGTAACAGATCCAGTTAAAATCGAGAATGATACTTTATCAGTTGGCATGTTCAATAACATTTTTGATGGATCGAAAGACTATAAACTGGCGCGCGTTTGTAATGATTGTAGTTTATCGATAGATAGACAGACTGAGAAATATCGTCTATGGTACATTTTTAGTTTCCTTGACTTGAAAGAGATCAAAAATTTAATGCCGGTCTGCAAACTCTATCATCAAGTTGCTATGTCTTATATTAGAGCACTGACGCAAATTCAAAGTTACCCATTGGATAGAGAACTAACTATTGACGAACGATCCATGATTATCAAAAACCAAGGATATTTAACAGGCCATAGTGGCTATTTATTTGCTTTATTACGAGCAGACCCAGATTACAAAATCGAGAATTTCCAGCGTTCATGTGTATGTAAGAACCTTAATTGTAATTTAGGTTGTAGGGACACCTTAAAAGTTGAAGATTATGTTGTGATTTTGAGTACTGGTATTTTCCGAAGTTTGAAAAATGATCAATTAGTTAACTACTGTTGTAATGAGATTCTACGTCTAATCACCAACGAAGAGGCTGAAACCTTAATTACTTTACTAATAGAACGGACTTATTTAGTTAGTGTCTGTGATCTTTTAATCAAATTAAGCGAACGTAGTGATAAATTGCTCTACCTGATTTATTGGCAAAGTTTACATAATTCCAAAATTTTGCCCGACAAAATAGAGCAACACTATTTCAAAAGCAACAAACCACAACGGGAATTGATTAATATAATTAAAGATACATATTACGAATTTAGTTTGATTAATTGGAATAGGATACAAAATATTGTTAATGAAAAAGGTAAACAATTCTTATTTATGAACGGGGAACATCTTTTTGCCAGTCAAAGTATTGTTGAAGGTGGTCTGGAAATTAAACAAAGTAAAAGTAAACCAGTAGTTTTGCCATTACGTGACAAGAATGGTAATATAAAACGGTTCCTTTTGAAAAGAGATAACTTGAAAAAAGATTTTATTGTAAACAGAGTAATTAATTTAATGATGATGTTTATTAAAAGGGAACTGAATTTCGAACTGGATTTGAGTCCAGTAAACTACTTGGTTTATCTATTAAAAGGTAATCAAGGGATTATTGAGATTGTTGAAGATAGTTACACTATTTACGACATCAAAAATAATTTTAGAACTGGTCTCCAAAGCTTTATATTAAATATGAATCGTCACGAAAAAGTTGAAACTGTACTAGATCGCTTTCTAGACAGTCTTGCATTCTATAGTGTTGCAACATATTTGTTAGGAATCGGAGACCGTCATCTTGATAATATTATGGTTCATCGCACTGGATTGGTTTTTCATATTGATTATGAATACATTTTGGGCGCAGATCCTAAATTTGTGAGTCAAACTATGAGGATTACTGATGATATGTTACAAATATTAGGTGGCAAACAAAGTGATGATTACAGACGATTTAAAAATCGATGTACCGAAATCTTTAATTGTTTGAGAAAGCATAATAGAATTTTTGGTTGTTTACTTTCATTAGTCGCAGATAATTCTTTAACCAAACATGAGATTACTAAATTTATTAATGATAGATTCGAACCTTGTGAACGATACCTCAATGCCGAAACTTATATAACAACTATTATTGAAAAGAGTCACGATACAATCAAAAACGGAGTCCTAGACACTATTCATCGATGTGTCAAATCATTCCGTTAAGTATTCGGCTTCACAGATATGCTATGCTTTGCTTTGAAACGAAGTTTTCAAGCGCTGAAACTACCAACAAAGCCCTACACCGTAGGAAATCTCTGATTTCAAGATTACATTTATAAATTTTATTTCTTCCTAAATTCAGGAAATAATATAATTTATTGTGAGTAAAAAATTTTAGAACTAACGTAGTATAATATGTCACTTTGTCAATATCGAGATATCTTTGGTAAGCCATTTCAAGGAATTCATAAATACAGGTTAACGATTGGAAATTATAGTTTTGCAATTGTTGATATTGCTTTAACAATTATGGGAGCCATATTAATCAGTAGATTTTATAATATAAATTATTGGTGGTCACTGTCTTTTCTTTTTATCTTGGGTATTATTTTACATAAAATTTTTTGTGTTGATACAACACTAAATCTATTGTTATTTGGGCCATCCAGCGAAAGGAGGTAAGCCTCAACCTGTTTGTAGAAAAATGATTTTAATTTTTATTAGATTTATGTATCTCTATATTGTATAATTAAGACTAGAGATGATTAGTGAAGAGATCAGTCGAAATATAATTGCCAACTTGGTAAAGCAAAAGCCAAATAATGTTCTCTATTTTCTTTTACGAAAAAACGAAGAAGGACAGGACGTTGCCAGAATGCGTAAGGGAATTAAAGATGATTTCGATGGTACTGTTTGGCCAGAATACACTGACAAGGAATATGGGTCTTTTCGAATTAATTGGTTAAAACGGGCAGCTAAAATGATTCAGGATGGTTCAAAGATAATTACCAAGTTAGTGCAAGAAAAGCCGAACGATGTTATCTTTTTCCTTTCCAAAAAAAACGAGGATCCACCTGGACCAATTGCTGCAAAAAGAAATGAAATTAAACAAAATTTTGATGCCACTATCTGGCCTGAATATACAGATAAAGAGTATGGCCCTGTTAGACTAGATTGGTTAAAACAAGTTATCAAAATAATTCAAAGTCAAAAAACGGCACCTGTGCCTGTGGCGACTAAGGTCATGAAACCACCGATAGTTGTTATTCCTCCTAAAATTGCAGAACAGCCTGTGACTGTAGTTGTTGCTAGACCAATGGAAGAAGAAATGTTAGTTATAGGTGATCCGAGGCAAATGAATGTTTTGAAACGTCCTATTACGTTAGATCAAATCAATTTAAATGTAGATCGTTTAAGTATAAACAGATATGAATTGAATCATAGTTGTCAATTTCCAAACTTTATTCGTTCTTCTTTAAGTATGGTGCCTCCTGATTTTGATAAATATTCTAAACGAAGTCTCAAAATGCGACAACATCAAGAAGTTTCGAAACAATATATGATTAGCCTGCCTATCCTAAAACAATCATCAATTATTACTTCTGATATGGGTACAGATGTCGTAAAACGAGAACGTTTCCCCTTGACTCCTTATCGGGGAGCTCTTCTTTATCATGATATGGGAACTGGCAAGACATTAACAGGTATTCATATTGCCATGAATTGGATCAATGAATATCGTCTTCCGATGCTAGAAGCGTTAGGTGTAACAAATTATCAAACAGTTAAACAAGGAAAGGTAATATTTATGTTCTTGAAGAGACTTGAATCAACTTGGAGTTCCAGTATTTATCGGTATTTAAATGAGGCATACGACCTCGAAAATTATTTTCTTGAACATTATAACTTAGATGGTAGTACCGATGCCCTTGAAATCATGGACACCTTACAAACTATTTATGGTAGTTCAAATCTTCTTATACCTGGATTTAAACAACAAATCATTAATGATGGTCATTTTCCAAGAATCCATGGTCAAATTATAAAAACGTTTACTAGAGATCATATTACTTTTCTTTTTGCTGATCCCACTAGTACCCTTGAAAATCATATTGCAAATCTTCCACTGGAGCACAATTTAGTCGTTGTTGACGAAATTCATAATATTGTAAGTTATATTCATAGTGCCTTACTTCCTAGTGCACTTCAGGAGCCCAGTAAAGTGGGAAAACCAGTTTACGATTGGTTTATGGAAAGCAAAGATACCAAAATAGTCGGACTTAGTGGCACTCCAATTATTAATAAACCTTCTGAATTATTGGTTCTAGCTAATATACTTAGAGGTAAAATGGTGATTGAGGGCGATGATTACGAGTCTCTTTTTAGTTTGGATTTAGAAAGAATAAGACAAATAGTTTACGATGAAAATAACGAAATACTCAATCCGGAGCTTTTATCAAGAAGATTAACAGGACTCATTTCAAGAAAAATTAGAGATGCCTCATTTGATTATCCAGTAAGTTTTTGGTCATCCACTTTACCTTGGAACGATGAACAAGTGCCCTGGGAAGAGGACAAAGCCAAACTTTTAACCCAAGACTCGATGAACGGGTATTCCAGTAACATCGTACCCTTATCTATTGGTAATATCCGAAAAATCAATATCCCTTTTTCGGAAAGACAATTTATTGCATATCAGAAAACCACGGAAAAATCAGAAAAATATACAGAAGGTAGAAGAGGGGGTTTTGAAGGAGGGGCTTTCACTACACGTCTTGGATTGTCGAGTTACCCGCTAGACTCAAGTTTACTTTATGAAATTAAGTTGGCCGATGGCTTTAGTTTCGCCAAATGCAATGAAAATGAATTGATCAAGAGAATCGGGAATCTGACCAACAGTCCAAATAGTTTATTTAGTGGCATGGCTAAAACCGAAAAAATAGATCCCCAATTGCTTCTTATAAATACAGATGATGCTAAAAAATTTGTCCAATTTATTTGCCAAACACTTATCAAAACTGAAATCGAACTTTACAATGCAACTATTAACGCTATTCAAAGTAGCGAATCAGACCCAACACTTCTCCATGATAATGCTGTCTTACGAGCCCTTGAACTTTATAGAAATGTGGCAACTACCAGAGAATATCGAGTTAATCGATTTGTTTATAATAAAAATACAGTGGCTGATGATAGTCCTAAAATTGCAAGAATGTTAGAAACCATTCTTGATCAAGACAATAAGGATCTCCATTTCATTTTCTCTCACACTAAAATTTATGGCGCTTTCCATGTAGAAGGATATCTTCAGGCTAATGGATTTGAACAATACCGTTTCAAAAAACAAAGTAGTCTGGATCCAGAATCTATAAAAATGGAAGCAGAAGCTGAAATTGCCCGCTTACAAAAAGAAGTTGCTCCTATAGAAAAGGGAGGGAACGGTAGAAAATTTTATATAAAGTATACTGAAAATTACCAATTTATTCGTAATGGAAAGACCATTTCTGGTCCACAGATTCCGGACAGTGAACTAATAGACACAATTGACTATATCTACAATAATCATGCTAATAAACACGGTGAATTAATTAAGGTATTGATCGGGACCAAAAAAGCCAAAGAGGGGTTGGATCTAAAACACGTTCGACAAGTTTATATTATGGATCCATGGTGGAATATGGTGAGCGTTGAGCAAGCAATGGGGCGTTCTATTCGTTATTTAAGTCATGAGGGATTTCCTAATGCAGCAGACCGTTATGTAAAAATTGATTTGTTAATAGGTGTCTTTTCTGAAAACCAAATAACACGTTTGCGTAATGAAAGCACCCGTAGTCAAATTATTACTGTAGATGAGAGAGCATTTACAACTGCAATTAATAAACTAGAAACTAGTCGAAGTATCGATGATATACTGAATAAATCAGCTTTCGATTGTGGACTTTATACTGTTAAATCGACTTCAAGAGGACTTATAGATTGTGTTAATAGATTCGAAACGACTGAGACTGGTATTAGTTATGTACCAAGAATCCAAAACGAATCAATAGATATCGAATTTTATCAATCTCGTGATATCATTGGGTTGAAGTACTTTAAAGTGACAATAGATGGCAAGGATTATTTCAGAAACGAAAAAATGGAAGATATCGTAGTCGAATATCAAACAAAAGGGGGATTGCGTAATCAAAAAGCAGAACGCCTTTTTTATGAAGATTTCCAAAATTCTGGAATTTTAATACCAGCTTTTGTAATTGTTGATAAAGTCGACGATGATAAATCCGAAACCGATAAGGAGTACCTTCAAATAAAATACCCTGCATTTAAAATCATAAGTATCTCCTAATAATTTTTATATATATATATTTGGAAACAAATATATAAAAGAAGATGATTACTGTTTTTTAATTATTGGGTAGTCATCTTCTTTTATATTATAAGATGAAGAAGAAAAACGAAAAGAAAGATCCCTATAAATTATCGGATCTAAATCGTAATAAAAATTCAAATAAAAAGAAGATTTCCAGAAATTCGAAATCCAGTGAATCTTCCAATTCATATTATAATAATAGAACTATCACACCAACAATAACTCCCATACCATTTCAAACGACTAAAAATCGATTTCCTAACCAACAAAAGAGGGAGTTCGAAAAAATAATTGAAGACACTTCTCTGGCTATGGAAGAAAGCATTCCTGAAACCCGTGAATTGTTAAATGATATTAACAATGCACAACAACTTGTTGATAGTATCATCAAAAAATATGATTTAAGAAAATTCTCACCGACTACTATCACTCCATCTATGAATATAGATATCCAAGATAATATTATTACCAATAATCAAGGTTATGACTACGATTACGACCAAGACGACGGTTATACTTATGATAATTTGATACAAATTTCAGACGGCGACAACAAAGTCAAAATCAATTTGTCCAAAAGGAAACCTCTTCACTTTGGAATGGAAGTTGATGAAAAAATGATTAGTCATGCATATTGCCAACTAGAGCAAAATGCGGTATCGGAATACCAAAACTGTACTCCCCAAGAAGAAGATGAGTTGTATAAACAGTTTTCAGAATCAACAATAAATCTAGAAACTTTAATACAATGGGGCGATCTATATCACCAAAAACAAAAGGCCATGTGTGGTAGAATAAGTTTAAAACAACTCTATCATTTACAGGAACCCTTAAAAGCACTTAATAATATGATTGGTTTGCAACAATTCAAATTAGCTCTTGTTGAACAAATCCTCATGTGTCTCCAAGGGTTACATAGAAATCCTACTAAACAAGAAGATGAAATGTTTCATACCGTTATTTATGGTCCACCTGGAGTTGGAAAAACTCAACTGGCAAAAATACTTGGTCACATTTACATTACTATGGGTTTAATTTACAAAAGGTCAATTGATCTTACCAATTTTAAAATTGATGACTATTTTCAAACAGCAGGCCGATCTGACTTAATTGGAATGTATTGTGGCCACACCGCTGTACAAACTCAAAAAATCATTGATGAATGTCGAAAACAAGGCAAAGTACTTTTTATTGATGAAACTTATTCTTTGGGTGATAAAGAAGGACGTGACAATTTCAGTAAAGAATGTTTGGATACTATTAACAAAAATTTAACTGAAGGAGCTGGAGAATTTATTTGTATAATTGCAGGGTATCCTGAAGATATTAAAAAATGTTTTTTTGCACACAATAAAGGTCTTGAAAGAAGATTCAATTTTCGATACACTGTTGACAAATATGATCCAAATGAATTATTACAAATATTTTTACTTAAACTCAAAGAATGTGATTGGGGAATAGACAACGATAATGTAATAACCACCAAGTTCTTCGAAACGAATAGTGATTATTTTGCTAATTATGGCGGAGATATTGTCGCTTTTATAACTAAATGTAAAATTATTTATGCTAAAAGAGTCTTTTCTTTAAAGGAAGCAACTAATAGAAAATTGATTAAGGACGATATAGAAAGCGCTTTCGAAATTTTCAAATCGGAACGACAAGAAAGTGTTAAGCAGTTAAAAGAAAAAAGAGAAAAAGAAGAAAAAGAAAAGGAACGAGAAGAACATTTTAAAGGCATGATGTATAGTTAATATAACACACTCCAAAATCATTAACAAATTCTTCCAAAAAATAGGAACATAGAATGTTACTTTATAATATATACAAATGCCTAAAAAGTACGCATTAATTGTCGGTATTTCTGATTATAGTAGAATCGGTGATCTTAGTTTCTGTGATGAGGATGCATCAGACTGGTACAAATATCTAAAAGCACATGACTATGAAATCACTTTATTAGGTGATAATCATCGAGGTAATTATCCAAAATATGATGGATTAGCCAGTGAAGCCCATGTTAGATCACAGTTAAGACAGATTTTAAACAAAGCACAAGATGAGGACACTGTAGTCTTTGTTAGTGCCGGACATGGTTATGGTGACGGTAAAGGTAATAGTTTTCTCTGTATGTACAATTGTAACCCTGCTAGAGATACAGATTGTTATAGAGATTATGAACTTTTAGCCGATTTAAAGAGTGCACCAAACAAACCAAAAACATTTATCTTTATTGACCACTGTTTTTCTGGTGGATTCTTAGACGAACTGAAACAATTACCCAATGTCGCATGCTTTACCACATGTACCAAAAAAGGATACGGGTATGACTATTCCCCTAAACACAATGGGGCATGGACTTATACGTTCTTAGAAAGAGGTCTGGTTCAACAATTTGGAGGAAACGCTCCAGTCGAAAAAGTCTTTGATTGGGCTAAAGATAATTATACTAAAATTACAGGTCAAAAACAATTAGGTGACTTACCACAAAAAGTTAACAATCTGGGTAAAGACTTTACTCTTTAGAATATTGAGTGTTTGTTAATATTTTACAGCATAGTTTTCTTTTAGTAAAATATCATTGATTAATGGACTACTCAGATTGGAGTCCAAATGAAGCGTCAGAAGTAATCTCCCATATTTACCGAAACCAAGTATATTACCAAAATTCAATTTTTGGTTAGTTTGCAAAAGCTCACGAATCTCGTGTTTACCTTCAGTCACCGGCCAAGTTCTTAGTTTCTTACCTCCATATTGTATATTGTCTTTAGATTCAACATCTAGTTGATACTCAAGATCATTAATAGATTCTGGGTGTAAAACCAAATAGAGAAAGCGGTTACGTGCTTCCAAAGCCTCCTGTTTGATTTGGTCATAATCTGGATTGGCTTTTCGTGGGTGAATTTCTGGAGTATTAATAAATGCTAGACGCGCCCGATATTTACAAAGTTTTCCCAAATAGGGAAAGACAACTGTGCAAGTGTCTCCGTCATAAATATCAACAACTTTCATAAGTCCTGAATAATTCTTGAAACCAAAAAATGGCAAATCGTTATAACCTATTTTACAAAGATCATCTTCATCACCACATTCAACATGATGTGGTTGTCTACTTGTATCATTCGATGAAGATGAACTGTCTGAAAACTGATCTGTCATTTATAAATATTATTACTATATTATTTATAAATATGTCATATAATAACAATGAAATTCATCTGATTTTAGGTGGTTTACCTAAAGAACAACATATTATCGATTATTGCAATAACAATCAAAATGAACAGCACCTAGTGGTCTGTATAAATATCAAAAATATAAAAACGGAGTCTGAAAATTTAGTAGATGTACACACTAATATTAATAATGAAACTAATCGAGCTATATTAGAAATAGGAGACTTCAATTCTTGTGAGTTTTGGTCAAAGATTGAAGAAAAATATGGTGGTAAAGTTAGTAAGATCATTTTTGATAGTTCGACTTACAAATTTATTAAAAAGTCCCCAATCTGGGATTTGGAAGATAATGGACTAAGGATTCTCAGAAATATTTTAACTTACAATGGAGAAATTTATTTCGATTCTTTAGAATCGAGTTCGATTAGTTATTCTAAAACTCTTTTCGATGATCTTCAGTCAACAGAGAAAACCAGTGCTCAAGTTACACTCTTACCATTAATCCAAGATAATAGATGTGAAATTATAGTCAGTGTTGAAGAATTTAGAATTGGTGTTAGTATCCAAAATTTCTTTGGAACGTCAGATTTTAATAGTTACATGCATAAATTAGAGAAAATAGCCCAACAAAATGGTTTTTCTGTTCAAATAAAGAAACATTTTTATCCTTTAGAAAATACCACTTATCCCATCGAAAATTATTTATGTCTAACGCGAATTTAGTTATTAAGACGCGCGCAATATTGATTTAGAAATTTAGTGTCCCATACTTTGTTAATCGGCACAGCATCTCTCCTAATTGTTGGTTGATATTTAACTAGTTGTGTATATTGTCTTAAAATTGCATACATGTATGCAATGACACCAGTACTAGATAAATATGTCTGACTGAATTCTCGAGCCTGTCTTTGGATCTTTTGGAGTATGGATGGATGTTGATTGGCCCACTCTACACGTACAGCCAAATTACGAAAATCATGAGCTATTGGAATATAATGTTGATGTGGCTTTAAAAGTGGTTCAAACCATTGATCACATGGATGCTCTTGGTCGAATACCACCATTGATCTTCGAATTAGATCCATCAATCTATCAGCCCATCCACCAAAACCTTCGGCGGAAATTACATAACGATAAAGATGTTCCTGTTGATCTAAAGTGATCCAAGTGTCATTATTACCATGATAATCTACTAAATCTGGATAATTATTTGCTATTTCTAATAGAAGATGACGACCACATTTCTTGGTCCTATTAACCATCGAAAAAACAATGTCACCGTTAAAATCAACAATTGTATCACGTTCAAAACTACACCCTCTCTTTACACCACCCCGAAAAACAGCCTTTGATGAGCGATTTTCCCAATGTTTAAGGGCTTCAGTTGGATAGACGAATGAATCGAGACTTTTCAAATCAAAATGCTGATGGCTGCCAAAAAATGGCATAGATAAACTACCTTTATTCCAACATCGAATACTTCCAAACCCTGGCATTGGATGATGAGTTACTTTAGGTCTAACAGTCCATACTGGAAGATCATCAAGAGACCAGACAAATTCAAAATCTGGTAGATGAACCAGCGAAACAGTTTCATTGATTAAGTGTGCCATTGCTTGACAACGCCGAAGATGAAATTCAAATTTGATATCATATGAATAATTACTATTATTGCAAAAACAATAACCACTTGGATCCACTATACTTAAGGTCTTGTTGATATATTGAATAACAACGTGACTGCCACTTAAAATAGTAGTATCCACTAATACCTTAGTAATCCCATCTTTTTCATAAGGTAAAAAATGATCCTTTAGAATAGGCGCCCAATCTTGACTCACTTCATGGAACGAATTGATAGCCCCGCGACTCACTTCGTGGAATGAATTGATAGCCCCGCGACTCACTTCGTGGAACGAATTGATGGTGTCATTATTCACATCGATAGTGACATCTGCATTTATAATATCATTTGCTTTTGTTATTAAAGCGAAAAACAATAGAATCGCAGACCTGAAAATTATTTGCATAATACCAAATAATCAATCCAAATTTTTAAGTTTTTTTTGCTCTTGGGGCCCCAAAAGTCTAAAAAAACCTTAGAGAATGCAGTTTGCTTTAGAATATAGTGTGCCCCAAAAATTTGATTCAAAATTCAAAGATAATTTGTTGATAGGAAATATATATGTTTATAAATTTCGATAATGGGTATGATCCACGGTTATTGAATGTGAAAACTCGTTGGAATGGACACTCTTTAGGTGTTAAATATAAATTAAATCCTATTTATATGAAGACCCCTAGGTTATCAGTCGTTTTTATGGGAAAAGGCGAATATCGGCCTAATTATGTTACAGTTAGTTTTGATGATGAAGATATTGATCCGGAAGTAAGGAAGTGTTTATTATGGTTACGAAAGTTTGAACAACACTGTAAAATTATCGCTAAACGGCAACAACTTGAATTCAAATCAAAATTTTATGTTAAAAATGGTTGTTACTACTTAAGTTTACCATTTAAAACAACTGAATTCTATGATGATGACAATAATTTGATCAAAGATTTCTCTAAATTTAATCTCGACAGTGTTATACAATTAAGGGCTCTTATTGAAATTACTAGCTTTTGGCAACAAAATGGTATGTTTAGTTACCAACTTTATATTCATCAAACTCGCTTTTTGACACAAATAATTAAAAAAGGAGTATCGCTTTTAGATGATTGGCAAAAAATTATTTTAATTAACAACCAACAGACTCGCCCAATATGCCTTTCGGATAAGAAGGGACAACCTC